CTGACAATCCTCCCGCAGGCGATCACCTACGCTGAGAACAGGATGTACAGGGATCTGGACTTTCTGATCACCAGCATATCGGTCTCGTTCCCGCTAACAACAGGATCCCGAAACCTGAATATTGGCGGCATCAGTGGAACAGATTTCCCACTTGTCGTGACGGAGCAGATCAATGTCATAACGCCCGCAAGCGTTACGGATCCGGACGATCCACTGGGCACGAGGAACCCCTGCCTGTCGGTGACGAAGGAGTTCATTGATCAGGTCTACGGGTCGAGCGCGCCTGCAAACCGGGGTGTGCCCAAATACTTCGTGCCGTTCAACGACAATCTCTACTACGTCGCGCCAACGCCAGATCAGGCCTACACGGTCGAGCTGGTCGGCACCTATCGCCCCAACAGCCTGTCAGCCACGAACCTGACCACCTTCATCAGCCTATACTTGCCTGACCTCTTCATCATGGCGAGCATGATCTATGTGTCGGCATATCAGCGCAACTTCTCTTCGGCGTCGGGCAATGATCCGCAGATGCCGGTCACCTATGAGACGCAGTATCAGACCTTGCTGAAGGGTGCGACCGTCGAAGAGGCCAGAAAGAAATTTGAATCTTCCGGATGGTCTGCCCAGAGCCCTTCTCCCGTCGCTACGCCGTCGAGGGGGTAAGGGATGGCCCACGCAACGCTCAAACTTCTGCCCGGCGTCGATCAGAACAGGACGCCCACCTTCAATGAAGCCTCCATCTCATCGTGCGACAAGATCAGGTTCCAGCCCGATCAGCGCGGCGTTGCGCTCCCGCAGAAGATTGGCGGGTGGATCAAGTATTACAGCTCCGCTATAGCTGGCATCATCAGGGAGCTATGGGCGTGGGAAAACGCAAACACCCTTCCCTACCTCGCCGTAGGGACGACAGAATCTCTCTTTGCCCTGTCGAATGTGGCAAACCAAAACGGCACGCTCGATGACATCTACCCCCAATACTACACCATAAACAGGACGGTATCGTTCAGCACGACCGCAGGCTCATCGGTAATCACGGTCAACGACGCGAACAGCGACATAATCACCGGGGACGTGGTGAACATAATTACTCACGTCAGTGTCGGCGGAATAATTCTTTTTGGCGCATATCCATGCACTTCCGTTAGTGCTGGCGTCTATCAAATTCAATCTGTCGATGTCTTAGGATACCCTAATCCGGCAATATCAAATGCGACAAACACCGGAACCGTGGCGGCTTTTTCCGTATCTTCCGGACAGAACGCGGTGACGGTTACGCTTGCCAATCATGGGTTTTCCGTAGGGCAGTACTATCCCGTTCTCGTTCAAACTACGCTTGGATCTTCCGGCGTCACCCTCTACGGCAATTATGTAATTCAAAGCCTCGACTCTTTGGATCCAACGAACAAATTCATCATCAACGCATCGAGCCAAGCCAATGCGACAGCGTCTTCTGTCAGCATAAATGGCGGCCTTGTTCGCTTTGAATACTACCTCGGCAACACGGTTGCTCCTTCGGCTTCTGGATTTGCCGCTGATGCTTATGGCATCGGCGGATTCGGAGCTGGTGCTGCTGTCGGTAATGGCCGAAGTTTTGCGCTTACGGGCATCTCTCCGTCCACGCCATCTGCCGGGTACGTCACATATTCGTTTACTGGAAACATTGAGATAACCCCCGGAACCTCCGTTCAAATCACCGGCGTAACGGGCACAACTGGGTACAATACAGCGGGCACCCTTCCTGTCATCTCGTCAGTTCAAGGCGCAACAACGACCATCGTTCTTCAGCAAGCAACGACCGGCGTCGGCACCGGCGGAACAATCATCTTCTCAGATTACGTTGGGACCGGAGAGGTCGATTGGACGTTGGGCAACTGGGGTGAGATCCTCATCTCGAGCCCGCAGGGGGGAGCCATCTATCAATGGGATCCGGGCTCTGGCGACCAGACGTCCAACCTCATCTCCGCCGCCCCTCTGAGCAACACCGGCATGTTCATCGCCATGCCGCAGCGCCAGATCGTTGCCTACGGATCGACGTTCAATGGCATCCAGCAGCCCCTGCTGGTTCGTTGGTGCGATATTGGAAACCTCAATGTCTGGGCTGGCCAAATCATCAATCAGGCCGGATCCTACGTCATCCCGAAGGGGTCTAGGATTGTTGGCGGCATTCAGGGCCCGCAGCAATCACTCTTGTGGACCGATCTTGCGTGCTGGGCGATGCAGTATGTCGGCCAACCCTACATCTACAATTTTAATGAAATCGGAACGGGGTGCGGGCTGATCGCGAAAAAGGCTGCGGGCTCAATGAGCGGGAGCGTGTACTGGATGGGCCCTTCTCAGTTCTATCGGCTTTCCGGAAACGGCGTTGAGCCTATGAGCTGCCCGGTTTGGGATGTCGTTTTCCAGAACATGAACGCGGCGTATGTGGAGAACATCAGGTTCGCCGCAAACTCCAGATTCGGCGAGGTGGCTTGGTACTACCCATCGCAGAACAGCGTGAGCGGGGAAAACGACAGTTACGTGAAGTACAACACGCTGATCGACAAATGGGATTACGGCTCCCTGAACCGCAGCGCGTGGCTTGATCAAAGCATCCTCGGCGCTCCTATTGGGGCCGCCGGAAGCGGCGAGCAGGGTTACATCTACCAGCATGAGGCAACGCTCGTGAACGGGATCGTCACCCCTCTTTACAATGACGACACATCACCACTTACGGCCAGCTTCCGCACCGGTTACTTCGAGATTTCCGATGCTGAATACAAGATGTTCGTGGACCAGATATGGCCCGACATGAAGTGGGGATACTTCAATGGCGCTCAGGGCGCTCAGGTAAAAATCACGTTTTACGTGACGGATTACCCCGGAGAGGCCGACAGGGTCTACGGCCCGTACACCTTGACAAACGCCACTGATTTTATAACGCCTCGGTTCCGTGGTAGGCTTGTCTCGATTGAGATCTCAAGTAATGACCTGAATTCGTTCTGGCGCTTGGGTGCCATGCGATACCGGGTCCAGCCAGATGGGAAATTCTGATGCCTGCAAGCCTTGATGACATCCTGACAACCCAGAAAAACGGCGTGGTGGCTATCAACACGCTGGGTCAGTACATCGGAAAGAACTGGGCCTTCACGAAAGGCACCAGCCTGTCGCGAGTAGCCATGCCCACCGGATCGGTCGGCACGCTGATCACGGTCAACACCGGGTTCCAGTACACTGTGAACGACATCGAAATCTGCAATACCTCTTCATCGGCCCAGACGTTCACTATTTACCTCGTCCCCTCCGGTGGGTCGCCCGCGGCAGCGAATGCCCTGTTCTACAATGCCCCAATTCCGGCGAACACGACCGTCCAGTGGACCGGCATGCAGGTGGTGGGCGCTGGCGGCTCGATCCAAGCCCTGTCAAGCTCCGCGTCCGTTTCGATCATGGTCAACGGCGGTCAGGGGGACGCGCAATGACCATCAACGTCTACCCGCCATATGGTTCGAGCAGCACGAACCCTATCTACACGTACACGAACTTCAGCCCCAATGCCGTGGATGCCTTCGGGCGGCTGAGAGTGTCTGAACCATATACACTCTTCGACGGCCAAGCACGGTATGCGCGAGATCCGGCGTTCGATTACGTAACAACGGGGAGCGGCACGGCGGTTTGGCAATCGAACAAATCTGCGACAAACTTGAGCGTAACGACGGCAGTCGGCACGGTTGTGTCGCAGACATTTCGCTCATTCCCATACCAGCCGGGCAAAAGTCTGCTCACGCTGCAGACCTTTACCATGGCTGCGAACACTTCTGGTGCCGGTGTCACCCAGCGGGTCGGCTATTTCAATACCGCAAACGGAATCTACCTTCAGCAAGCAGGCAATGTTGTTTCTCTCAACATCCGAAGCGCCAGCGGCAGCGGAAACCAGCAAGCCTTGCAGACGAATTGGAACGTGGACAAATTTGACGGGAGCGGCCCCAGCGGCGCAGTTCTGGATTTGACTAAAACCCAAATCTTCTGGATTGATATTGAATGGTTGGGCGTCGGCTCCGTGCGTTGCGGCTTTGTGATCGACGGCGCATTTTGCACCGCACACATATTCAACAACGCAAATATTCAGTCGTTCGTCTACATGACGACGGCAATTTTGCCGCTTCGTTTTGAGATTAGCACGACTGGTGTCAGCACCAGCGCGGCCACGCTGCAGCAGATTTGTTCTAGCGTAATTTCTGAGGGCGGTTATCAGCAGGTTTCTCAGGTCTACAATGCGCGCCGGACAACGCTGTTCACCGGATTTGGAACAACATTTGTCCCGCTTGTATCAATAAGACTGAACGCCAACGCTCTTGGCGCTGTTGTCATCCCTTCGTCCATCAATGCATTCCCCGAGGCCAGTGGTTCGTATGAGTTTGCCTTAATCAAGAACGGAACTCTTACCGGCGCAACTTATGCCGCCACATTGTCAAACGGTCAGGTAGATTATGATTTGGCAGCTACCGCAATTACGGTTCCGTCTGTTGATGCCATTGTTCAACAATCCTATGCAAACGCTACAAACCAATCCACGACCGCAGCGACGGTCGCAACCGGTTATAATTGGGATCTCCAACTTGGAGCATCCCAAGCTGGCGTGAGCGA